GCTGAAAGTATGAGCGGCGTCACTTGTATGGAGTGTGGCAATCACGGTACTACTGGTGGTAGTGGTTGGATTAGTACAATGTGTGAAGAACATAGGAAGAAATAATGAACCTATCAAAATATAGTAAAAACAAATTGATGCAGACATTTCAGCATTGGCAAGTTCCTAAGGATTTTGCGGAACCTTTCTACAACTACCTTGTACATGGCTATACACCGGGTAGTTGTTTCACAAGTGTCCTGGCTAATGATTTTGTAAGTGCAATCTCACGAAGTCACCCTAGTAATACTGTCAACGCATTCAAGTCTCTAGTGGGTTGGATGCGTGATACTATGCCAGAAGAATCATATGGTAGTTATGAAAAGGTCAAGGCTTGGACTGGCATCAACCCAGAACAGCGTAGAATTATTTTAGAACACACTGGTTTAGTTTTTACAACTAAAGAAGAAATTGTAAAGATATTGAAGGATGAACCTTCAACCGAACCCGTCTTATATTAAAGAAATATATGGCTATCTTGTATCGCATTAAACCAACTAATAAAAAATCTATAACAGCACACTATGATGTTTATAGTAAAGATACCCGAGGTAACATTCGTGGTTGGACTGTGACTGAACTCTATCGGTGGGGTCAAGGATTTATTGAGGATGAAATTGATTTGCCCTACAGTGATGATAATGAGCATTCAGTAGATCCTACAATTGGTTGGGGGTGCGAACTTGAAGACTTATGTGCAGTAGATTTTGAATTCGATGATAGCTTTACTGACGAAGAAAAAGCTGAAATTGAACAACTTTGGGAAGACGGCGGTGCTAGTTGGTTGTATGATGGTGAACATAATTGGGAAGTAGAATACGATAGTATTACTATTTTAGGTCCTTTTGTGGTTGACAAAATTGACGAAACAGTGTATAATGAGTCTATTGAAGTGATTGAATTAAAACCCCGGCCACCGTTTGAAGCAACAACTGCGTGGCCATTCTCAGGATAAACTATGTCAGCATCATGGATTCGCAAACTTAATGAAAGTGATAGTCGCCTTCACAAAGAGGATGTTATCAAACAGGCTCTTGAGGCTTCTGTTCTAGGCTCTATCAATGCTCAAATGTTTTTGGGCTTAACTAAAGCAACATACAATCCATTCGTCACGTTTGGGGTACGCAAGGTGCCTGACACGGTTGGTGTTGTTGATGCTGAAAATCCTTGGCAAGACTTTAATGAACTGCTAACTAAACTCAGCAAAAGACAAATCACTGGCAATGCTGCACTGGCTGCTATTGAAGAAATTTCTTATCGTTTCAATAGTGATGAATGGAATAACTTCTGTGCTCCTGTGATTCGGAGAGACCTTCGTGCAGGTATCAGTGACAAGACCATCAACAAAATCTGTAAAAAAACTGAATACGAAATTCCAATCTTTGGTTGCCAACTCGCAACTAACAGTGAGGGTCGTCCTGAAATGAAAGGTGTCAAACGCCTTGAGCCTAAACTAGACGGTGTTCGTGCTTTGTTCACCGTTATCCCTAGTGACTTCGGCCTCACTGTAGTTTGCTACAGCCGCAATGGTAAGGTGTTTGATAACTTTGGACATATCGAAGATCAAATTACTGAAAATTGGACCAAGCTGGTTCGTGCGTGTGCAGGTGTAGATCAGGGCCGTAGTCTTGTTGATGGCTTTGTACTTGACGGTGAAGTGATTGGTAACACATTCCAAGAACTCATGCGCCAAGCACGCCGCAAAGAAAATGTGCAAGCCAATGACAGTGTGTTCAATGTCTTTGATATTATTCCATTAAGTGACTTCCGTGAAGGTCATTGGAATGCTCAACTGACTAAGCGTATTCAATTGCTTGATAATATGCGTCCCGTGATCCACACTATGCCTAATGTTGAACTGTTACCACACATCATGGTTGACCTCGACACTGCCGCAGGTAAAGATCAATTGATGCGTTATGCTAAGGACAATGTTAACGCAGGGTTCGAAGGCATTATGATTAAAGAAATGTCTGCTCCTTATATCTGCAAGCGTTCAACTGATTGGATGAAGTGGAAGCCCACACTAACTGTTGACTTAACTGTTGTCGGTCTTGAAGAAGGTACTGGTCGCAATAGTGGTCGTCTTGGTGCTCTTGTTTGCGAGGGTGAAGATGATGGTAAATTCATTCAAGTGAATGTGGGTAGTGGTTACAGTGACGAGGATCGTGACAGCTACTGGCGTGATAGCAACTTGATTGTTGGTCGCACTGCTGAGGTCATGTGTGATGTGATTACACAGAACCAAGATGGTAGTTACAGTTTGCGCTTCCCTCGCTTTATTCGTTTTAGGGATGACAAATGAACCACAGTATTAAATGGACACAAGTCTACTACAATTGGCAAAATCCAGTTGACACATATATCGAAAGTGTGTTACAATCAAGTGAAATGACAGAGGCAAAGGAACTGATCGAAAGGATCAAAAATCTATGATTAGAGTTTTATTTTTATTTGTAGTACTATTTGCTATATTTTGGGGAGCTATTCAAGGTGTCCGATATATGACAGGTAAACACGCACTGGCCTTGACAAAAATTGCAGGGTATAGTATAATTTGTACTTCACTGGCGTTGTTAGTGATGTTTGGTTTAGTAATTGTTTTTTAAGGAATCACATGATTGATAATATTTGGCTTAGGCCCTTGTATTTCGTCCTTGGTTTTGTTTTCTGTTTTTATCTTTTTTCTACTGGAGTTATTTAAATGAATCGTTTTATCAAATTGTCTATTGTTGCGGCCGCAGTTGCCCTCACTTCTGCATGTACTCGTATTGAAACTGGTGAGGTCGGTGTTCGTGTCGGCTTTGACAAACAAGTGCAACCCGGCGAACTATTGCCAGGCTCATTCAATCAGGTGCTTATCGGTGATGTGCTGACTTTCCCTATCAAGGATGTTAATGTCCAATTGAATGACATGACTCCTGTTGCTAAAGACAACTCAACCATGAAGGACTTTGATGCTGTGGTTGTGTACAACATCAACCCGCAACAAGTCGCAGAACTCTATTCCGCAAAGAACAAGAGTTTTCACGCTGAATTTAAGGGCGACACTTATGTGATGTATAATTACATTGTACAAAATGCTCGTAACTCTATCTATAAGGCTGCTCGTAAATACGAAGCATTGGATATGGCAGACAATCGTAGTGAGATGGAAAACTTCATCAAGGAAGAAATTACTCGAAATCTTGCTGAGGAAAAACTGCATGGTAGTATCACTATCAGTCAGGTAATGGTTCGTAATGTAGTTCCTGCTGACAGTGTTGTCGCAAGTGCTAATGAATTGGTGCGCAGTAAGAACGAATTGAAGCAGAAAGAAATCGAAGTTAAGACTGCCGAAGCAGAATCTCGACGGATGGCAGCACTAGCTAATAACTCAACTAGCTCTATTGCATTCATGCGGGCACAAGCAGAACTTAATATCAGTGAAGGTATTAAGAACGGTAAGGTTCAAACTATCGTTGTACCTAGTAATATGACTGCTCTGGGTAACATTAGCGGACGATAATAAATCATGACCCGAGTTTATAAAATAGGATATGAACTTGGGTTATGTGTGGGGTTGTTGGTCAGTAAGAAAGCAATTCCATTATGGGTTTTTATCACAATTGTATATTTTTTAAAAGGAAACTAAAATGGCACATACAACAATCTCAGTATCAAACGGCGTCGAAATTAAACAAGTCCCCTTGGGCTTTTCTTGGACAACATTCTTTTTCGGTGGCATCCCTGCATTGATTCGTAGTGACTGGATTACCGGAATTCTGATTATCGTGGGATGTGTGTTTACTTGGGGTATAGTAGGCATTATCATGGCATTCATGTATAATAAGATGTATGCCAAAGGCCTGTTCGAAAAGGGCTACAAAATTCATTCAATGCCTCCAGGCTACACTGAAGACATGGTGAAAGCCCAAATGGGTTACATGAAGTTCCCACACGAAGCATAATTAACAGGGACTTAGGTCCCTTTAGTAACTTACATAAAGGAAAGAAAAATGAATAAATTTCGTGAATGGTATTTACATAACTCAACTGAGATTACTTGGTTTATTATCGGTATGTGTACTCTCACTGGTCTTGCCTCACTAGCTAAGGGAGACTACGGTAGTGCAATGATTAATTTAGGTATTGCTTATCTCAATTACATGATGAACAAACGATGAACTCTAACCCAAACAGGTTTCGCCCTAGCTCAAGCATGGACACTAAGAGTATCATGCGTGAGCGCCGCAAGCACGGTGCTGTGCTGGGCAGCTACAACTGGCAAAGTCGCATTGAGTGGTATCCTGTAGGGTTCAAACTCAACCGCAAGACTATCTTCAAACAGTTTGGTAAACTTCACTATCTTGCTTGTCACAGTCCCGACCCAATTTCAAAGAAGTGGCAGCAAGTCTACAACAACTTTCACACCAAGCACTTTGGTGCCTTCAAAGGGGCAAGTATGCGTTATCTTAACAAGTGGTCATGCCACAGTTGGTTGTAAAAATGGCAAAATATTTTGAAACAAAAGAACTGAGTGTAATGAACGAGGTACGCAAGGAAATCTTTGCCTTGCGTGAAAAGATTTACAAACAATACAAGATTGATATTCTGGATACCGATGCACTTAGCGCATTAAGCATTCATGAGATTGTCAGCCAATATGATCCTGACTATAATGTTAACTTCTCCCGTAACGGGGAAGATGCAATAAGCAAAGGTATCCTAATTGAAAACAAGGCGTCTAAAGTGTCCGGCCCACTTACAAAGACCGGTAAACAACGCAAAGGGGCAGGAGAGGATGCAGTTTTTCTGTTTCATGCCATGGGAGATTTGGATCACCAGCGATATATCTTTGTAGCGAGAGACAAGGATGATCTGTCGGTAGTTCGGTTGTATGATATTAGTTCCAAAGACAATTGCAAGTTAGTTATTGATCATTTAATGGCTGAACGTGAAGCATGGCTTGAGCGTGGTAAAAAAGATAAGAAACTAATGAAGCGAGATATAATTTCTTTGTCCGAAAAATTTATTTTAACTAAACTTAACCTTTCTACTACACTTAATATCAATGGTTGTGTTATACTCAAAGATTGAGGCATAAATACGTGACCATGAAGAATTTAATATTTACAGAACATGATTTTTTAAATCAATTTAATCTCCCAACAATCACATTCAATGATTTTTGTGATAAAATCCTAGTACTTGATGTAATGGATCGTTCCGGTGCCTTTGTTGTACGCAGTGATTTGGATACTTTTGTCAATCGGGTCAGTAAAAAAGACGACAGGAAACAACGATTAAATCTATATAAGCAAAAGCTATATGAAATTTTGGTTACTGATGCAAAGAAAACATTGAGTACATGGTTTAAAAGGTACGGTGAACTAAAAGAATCAGTCGATTACTATTTTGATATCCCTGACAGTAAGTTATTGGATAACGATATATTCACGGGAAGAACAAATAGTAAGTATGGTAAGATTTGTAAGAACATCAACTTTGTAAACTTTTACAACACAAAGAAGCTATATACAAACGATAGCGAATATACATTCGGACTAATGCGTGTAATGTTTGAAAACTTTAAACTACGCAACAGCCTAGTAGGTCCTGCGTTCTTTGACCATATCTGCAAGTATAATGGTGATAGCAATCAGTTTTGGCTTGACTTTATGATCGGTGCTAATCGTGCTAGTATCTTTAATCCTGCAACATACAAGGGAATCTTGGATGAAATATTCACTGGTGACACATTGTTTGCTCCTGTGATGGGCTGGAACAGTTATCAAATTGCATTCTACAATAGTAAGTTTAAGAACTTAATAGCAACTGATGTTATTCCTGATGTAGTTGCTAATGGCAATTTATTGCATACAGAATATAAAAAATATCAAAATGAAAGTCTATTTGTAAAAGAAGAAAAAACTATAGATTTATATTTGTGCCCTAGTGAAAAACTAGATGAACGACATAAGTTTGCTGAAAAATATAAAGATAGTGTTGATGCTGTTCTGTTCAGCCCGCCGTATTTTGATTTAGAATTATACCCGAGTGATGATCAAAGTTTTGACAGTTTTCCTGACTATCAAACTTGGTTACAAGGTTACTGGGAAGAGACAGTTAAGTTAGCGGTTAAAGTAATGAAGCCAGGTGCTAAGTTTGGGTTTGTTATAAGCAATTACATCAATCGCAAAAAAGAACAAATGACTATTAGTGAAGATATGCGTGATGTTGTTTCCAAACACCTATCTTTCATAAAGCATTATCGTGTACAATGGAGTGCAATCTCATCTACAAGACAAGCAAAGAAAACAAGGTCAGGAAACTTTGAAGATTTGTGGGTATTTACAAAGGAATAAAAATGGCTAGTCTTGCAGAATATTTCAGACTCAATCGATATCAAGGAAAATATGATATTGGCGACAGGGTGATCGGTAAATGGAACAAAATCCCATTCGTAGGTTCTGTGGGCAACGATACACTAATCAGTGAAATTGAAGGACCTAGAGTATCTGTACACTTAGATTTACCAATTAAGTATGAAGATAAGATTTATACTGTTATAATCGTAAAACATAAAGATATTAAATATTTCAAATAAGATAAATAAATTTCTATAGTGCCAATTATTGGGCTATAGAATAACAATCTTGCTTTTTAAAGGAGAAAAATATGAGCAAAGTAATCGGTATCGACCTCGGTACAACCAATTCATGTGTAGCTATTGTAGAAAACGGAACTACAAAAATCATTGAAAACAGTGAAGGCGCACGAACAACCCCCTCAATCATTGCATACACCCAAGACGAAATTCTTGTAGGTGCTACCGCAAAACGACAGGCTGTTACAAACCCAAAGAACACAATCTATGCCAGTAAGCGTTTGATTGGTCGCAAGTTTAATGAACAAGCTGTTCAAAAAGACATTAATTTGATGCCCTACGAGATTTTTGAAAGTGGCAACGGTGATGCTTGGGTACGAGCAAATGGTGAGGAACTAGCCCCGCCGCAAATTAGTGCAGAAGTCTTGCGTAAGATGAAGCAGACCGCAGAGGATTATCTAGGTTATTCAGTTACTCAAGCAGTTATCACAGTTCCAGCATATTTCAATGATAGCCAACGACAAGCAACTAAAGACGCAGGTAAGATTGCAGGTCTTGAAGTATTGCGTATTATCAATGAGCCAACAGCGGCTGCTCTAGCATATGGTGTAGATAAACAAGATAACAGGGATCGTAAGATTGCTGTCTATGACTTGGGTGGCGGTACATTTGATGTTAGTATTATCGAAATCGCCAATGTCGATGGAGAAAAACAAATTGAAGTATTATCAACAAACGGTGATACATTCTTGGGCGGCGAAGACTTTGACCAACGCATCAT